ATTCATCGCCTGTTTCTATGATGTCGTTAGTATCCTCGGGTACTAATTCTGTAAGTTCTGTGTTAAATGCAGATACTGGTTGTTGTCAAGTTGAGATCCATGGAAAGGACCTCGATGACTTTGAAAAGCCATTTCGCCGTATGGGCGATACTTGCCACCAGCTTTAACACACACCAAAAAACCATTGATAAGGTAAACGAAAGTTTGTCTTATCGTGGTGAGTTATTCTTCTTAATTGATCTCCCGAAACTTGGAAAAGAATTCGAGAGATCATTAGAAGAAGGACAATTTGAGTGTCATGTACCTAACTTCAAAATGAAGAAAGGCACGCGACTCTTACGTTTCATGTACGAACACTTTTCCTTGGTGTTCGATGATGACGGTTTAATACTACCGCGTCCTTGCGTTAATGCAATAATTCACATCAGGCAGCTATGCCTTTTGTATTATAAATTTGAGATGCCTTTTACTCCTGAACAGGAAAAAGAAGCAACTCTTCAATTTATAGAAAAGGACGCACGCGTTAAAACGTGCGACTGGCCGGAAGGCCTCTCTGAAGTGTCAAAGACTTTTCAGAGCCTTTTCCCCGAAGATCCTTTCGATATTCGGATGCATCATGCTAGCGGAGCGACTGCAGACAAGGTTTGTAACCCTTTGAAAAGAAGTGTAAGACGTTATATTCCATCTTTGATGAAATATTATGACGCCACATTCTTCTTTCAGAGTCTTGACCACGCGAAAGTGTGGTCACGTGCCTATAAGACACGACAAACTGAGCCTTCATCAACTCTGACTTTTGTGCCAAAGACCAGTTCTGGTCCTAGAGGAATATGTATGGAACCACATGAGCGTATGTACGCTCAGAAGGGTCTTCAGACATCCCTCTACGACTTTATTGAAAATCATTCCCCTGCAAAGGGGTATGTCAACTTTACTGATCAGACGATTAATAATCGCTTGGCTCAAAAAGGTTCTTTAGATCGTAGTTTCGCAACTATTGATCTAAAAGATGCCTCAGATATGGTATCTTGGGATTTGATTCTCAAGCTATCTGATGAAACTTGGCGTGAAGCTTTAACAGCAACACGGTCTGCGACTGTTCGAACGTCACTTGGTACGATTGAAATGAATAAATTCGCACCTATGGGATCAGCTTTATGCTTTCCTATAGAAGCAATGTTATTTTGGTCAATCGCCAAAACAGTGGCGCCTGAAGTATGGGTATACGGTGACGATATAATTGTTGCTAATGAATATTGCAACGATGTTATCGTCGCACTTGAGTCATATGGTCTAATAGTGAATCGCAGTAAAACGCTCCATAAAGGTCTCTTTCGAGAATCTTGTGGTGGCGACTTTTATGCCGTGCACCTATAAACTATATCAAGTGTAAATCGTATGACATAGCGAATTTCATCGCGTTCTGTAATTTGATTACAGACGCGCATGGCATCGAAGTTTCTGATAAAATACTTTGCTGGTACGAACGAACATACCAGAGAACTATTTACAGAATGCCTCCTTGTAGTACTGGGCACCTTAGTATGGTTTTCCATACCAATCGTGTCTCTTCGTCCGATGTGTTTTTTAGAACACGTTGGAACAAAGATTATCAGTGTTACGAAGTGAGGCGCCCAATGGAAATCACTGTGGCGGACACTGCTGCAAAACTAAAAGGGGCTGAAAAACTTGAACTCAAGGAGTTTAAGATTGCAACGCCTTCAATAGTGCAACAGTTTATTGACGCGAGTGCCGAATATGATCGTTACTTCTCATGGTTTATTGAAGCTTCTGCTTCCGTGAATCCCGAGCAAGAACGAAAAATTCGTCGTGCCGTATCTGGTATTTTGCCAGAGAGGGCGCCTTCATTCTTTCAAAGCCGTAAAAAGCTTGTAAAGATTGAACACGGTATAAAAACTGTGCGACAAACGTTAGTTCTCCGTGCTGATATTGTATCAGCTCAGCGGCTCACATCTGCCGTTATCAATGATGTGTGGGGGGTTAAAAACCCGGTCCTATAAGGAATCAGACAGTCC